CACCGGAGCCGTGCTGCCCCCCCCGCCGCGAAAAAAAAGAGACACCCCGCCGTAACAGGCGGTTTTTTTCAATCCAGCAAATCGGCAAGTTCGCCAATATCAGGGTTATAGTACACGTTTAGCAGGATTCTCAAATCCTTGTGACCGCTGATTTTAGCCAGTTGCATAGGCTCAACCCTAGCGGCCATGCGCGTAAGGGCTTTATGGCGCGTATCGTGAAAATGGAAGCCCTCAGCCCCATCAACCTTTGCCCTTGCACGTCTAAACATAACGTCAAGCGTGTGGGAGCTTATATCAAACACAGACCCACTCTCAGAACGTGGCAGTCTATCTAATATCACCATAGCCTTTTTAGACAGTGGCACGTCTCGACTGCTACCGTTTTTAGTCATCGGCAAATGCACCACGCGCCGGGCTAAATGCACATCACGCCAAAGCATGTTACAGATTTCTCCGGCACGCATTGCCGTCTCAATCGCAAACAAGACAGCCAAGCCGATACGCTGTTTTGCCGTGATTATCGGCACGCCGTCAACTACACCAAGCTCACGCACAACAGCCAAGACAATATCGTCAGGCGGTATGTAGTTTCGCGCCTTGCCTTTGCCAGGCCGTCTGATTTGCAATAGAGGATTTGACGGCAAAAGCCCCCATTCTTTAACCGCCATTTGACAGACGGCCGACAGTGTTTCAAGCTCACGTCTGACAGTGGCTTCTTGCACTTCCTTTTTGCGGTTATCGCGCCATTGGGCAAAATGATGAGGGCGCAGGTCACTGACTTTTATATCGGCCAAATCGGATCGTAACGCACGATTCAGCCGGTATGTTTCCGCCCTATTGCCTCGCTTGGTTGGCGTGATTTCATCCCGGTATCTGGTCAGCAAATCGGCAAAATATAGGCTTTTGGGCGCATTACCCTGTACGCCGTCCAAGATTGCCGCTTCAGTCCGCGCCGCCCATGCAACGGCATCAGATTTCAGGGCAAATGTTTCTGACTTGGTAACGCCTTTCAGACGGACTTTAACTCGATACTTTCCGTTGCGCTTTTCGATTGTTGCCATTGGTATATTATTGGGACAATAAGGGGACACGGCATTATATGTTATAATCAATCCTAATCAATCATAAATGATTGATTGGTGCAGATATGAGATTGATTTATATGTATAATCTATTAAAATCAATCATAATCTACTATAATCAATTTGCTGTTTAAATGCACTCCGTCCGCACCATTAACAATAAATAAATCAATCACTTAAAACACATTGGGACAATTTAGGGACAAAAGACACAGGCCATCTGATTTAATCAGGTGGCTTTTTTATTGAGCTTAAATGATTTTAAATTAATACAAATCAGAAACTTATAAAAATATTCAAAAAACCTCTTGCATTACCTAATATAAAGAGGTAATATACACACATGGACAGACAACAAGGCCTGCCACCGACACCTTGACGGAATCAAGGATAAATCGAAAGGAAATCAAAATGGAAATCATCAAAACTGGTTCATACCACCTCGAAAAACTGTCAGGAAACACTTATAAAGTGTATCACCACCAACATGCAATCGGCACTTTGACAGAATATGGCGAAGTTGAACTTTCAAATGAAATCATTAACGGCTATGCAAAAAAACCTCATAGCGGCTATTGGATTTCAGAAATTGAAAAAATCATTAAAAGCAGATAATCGTCAAGTCGCCTGAAATATGGCGGCTTTTTTTGAAAGCAAATCATGAGCAAGAATAATATTTTCAACCGATACCCGGCAATCATTCACGGCGAAGCACGCACTGAAACAGACGAATTTGTCGTTCATACTCGATACCCTCGCTTTTTGGCACGGAAATCATTAGACGACAGATACACGGAAACAATGCCGGGGAAACCTGTCAACGGCGATATAGTAGAGGATAGCAAGACAGGCCGCCTCGCCTACCGCTCAAATATCGGGCTTTGGCTGTCGGACTTTATCTTTTTAGACAACAACCGCCCTGAAGTTACCGAAGAATGGCTAGAAAGCCTGAAAAAAGTCTGCGATCAAATCACGGCAGACGATTTGATGTTGTCTGAAGATGGGGACTTTTATGATTGAAAATGCGGAATTGGGCTACACGCCTGCGAACCTGAAGGCATTGCGCCGAAGATATGGGCTGACCCAGCAGAATGTTGCCGACATCACGGAATCAACGTTGAAAACAGCCCAAAAATGGGAAACAAGCCCAAGTATGAGCAGTTTTGCGAATATGCCTCACACTAAATGGCTTAAGCTTTTGGAATATTTGAAGAATAAATGAGAAGAGGCCGTGCTGCTGATGGCGGCGTATTGGCGGCCACCTGAGATACTGGCGGTTTTGAAATGACTTGCAGGAGATTGTTGGATTGGATATAGTGTAAATTCATCATAACTACATGAAATAACGCTATATTATGTTCTCATTCTTTACGGTTAAAGCCAAGAATACAAAAGAAAAAGTGCTGTTGGAAATTGACGAGTTAGAGAAAGTGTTAAAACTTTCCAAGAAACTGACCAATAAGCAAATTGGGAGATTGGCTAAATACTTGCGGAAACACCCCCCTGCCGAACGGTACAATTTGAATTTTGCCGATATTCAGCAGGCTTTGGCGACCGATGAAACCATTCCTAGCGATTTTAATGTTAAATCGATTCAGGTAGAAATGAGGATTGCCAATTTTCGTGCTGGGGAAATGGTAAGTCGGGAGAAAAGCAAAAAGGCAGGGATTACACATGTCTCTATTACCTTCACACCGGATATGGAATATTGTGAAACAGCACAGAAATACCGCAAAAAGTATGACGGGAAGGTCGTAAAATTAAGAGATGCGCCGATATTTCCACTAATTACTTGCTATGGATGTAATAATTGCACGAGGTTTGTGCATGTAAAGCGGCTTGTTAGAGGAATTGATTATTGAACAGTTGAACCCCTTGCATTTGCAGGGGGTTTGTTTTATATTCCTGTCCGTGGCGTCGAAAACCTCTACTAGAACGGCATTCACCCCGTCAGCGTGAATTTTTTACGTCCATAGTTTCCTTGGTGTTTTGCTTCGATAAAGGTTTCCTATGGTCGGGAGGGTTGTGAATACAATACCTGCTTCGGCAGGGAATAAGCACGGCCTTTTCTAGTAGGTTTTCGAACCTCCCGACCGCCCATTCCGGGCATTTCGAAACTAAACTAGGAAACCATCATGAACACTAATTTCTCTTTGTCTTTTCACAACGTCGATTTTGATATTACAGATATTCACGGCCAGCCTTGGTTAAGGGGTTACCAAATTGGTAATGCCTTGGAATATTCAGACGGTGCTGTTGCAATCGCAAAACTTTATGACCGCAACGCTGACGAATTTACTGACAGCATGACCCAAGTTATCGAACTGCCCACCGCAGGCGGCAAACAGCAGGTGCGTGTATTCAGCCTGCGCGGCTGCCACCTGCTCGGCATGTTGGCACGAACCAAAGTGGCCAAAGAGTTCCGCCGTTGGGTGCTGGATGTATTGGAAGAAACTTTACTTAACGGCAAAATTTCAGACGGCATCAAGTCCGCCAAAACCACCGCCGACGACCGCACCCCTCTGCGGCAGGCCGTTGCCGCGCTTGTCGGACGCAAAGGCATAGACTACTCCTCCGCGTACAGTATGATTCACCAACGCTTCAACGTCGGCGCGATTGAAGACCTCCCTGCCGAGAAGCTGCCCGAAGCCGTCGCCTACGTCCACGCGCTGACCCTGCACACAGGCTTGACGGGCGAAGTGTTGGACGCACCGCCCAAAGCCGAGCCGAAACTGCCCATCGACGGCAACTCTTTAGCCGACATTGCCGCTATGGTTTATTACGGCGCATGGATGATTGAATTGGGCAAAGACATCTCCGCGCTGCTTAAACAGCTTGGCAACATACAGGCGGTTACGATGTATACGATTTGGCACGAAACCCGTTCACGCCTGAAAAGAACCGTCGCAGCCCTCGAAGTGTTGCGGGGATATGCGGACAAAGACGCCTCCGACCGCATGGCCTTATGTCTTAAAGGCATTTACAGCAAGGATACGGTAAGGTAAACAGAAAATGCCGTCTGAACAAGGCTTCAGACGGCTTCTGCTTTATTTAATAGTATCAGATAACGCCTTATGCCGCGCTTTACAGTCGTTGTACAAGCCGATGACTTGCAACGACCACGGCAACACATCCGCGCCTGTTCCTCCCTCAAGTTTAGGCAGGTTTTGGCATGGTTGCACAAGGTCGGCAGGCGGTTTAATTGCCGTCGGCAATGGCGGCGTTGATGATTGACAGCCCATCAGAATCAACGCAAACATTGCGAAAGACAGGCTTTTCGACAATCTTTTGGACTTGAACATATCGCACCCTTTCTTTCTCTTCACGCACGGCTTTGCCGGTTTGATACACAGCGGATAATTCGCGGTCTTGCTTCGCTTTCTCGATAGCGGAATCTTTCAGACGGTTTGAGATTTCTGTAGCCATTGATACACGTCCGCGCTTGTATTGGGCGGAATGGTCGTATTGCCACGCGCCGATGACGATTGAAAAAACAACTAAAACCGCGATCAATTTCCAATTTCTAAGCAACGTTTTAGCCATAATTCAAGCATATCCTTATAGGTTTTAATCTCACGTTCGGCAAAATCAAAAGCCGCTAGGTCTGCGTTTTCGCTGGCTTCGCGGCTTTTTTCTTGCCATTCCGTGATTTTTTGTTTTGCAAAATCAACAGGATTCATATGCAACCTTTAAACGTGCAAGCCCGGCAAATAGACGGTTTTCCCGCCTTTTTTGGTCGCTGTCATGATTTGGTTACGCATTGGGCTATTTCGGCGAAAACCTACATGCACCCACGCGCCATCGCCACGCTCAGGAAACTCAAGAATCAACTGGTCAAAGGTCAGTTTGCCCTCGTCTCGCATTTTAATTAAGAGTTTCGCAAATGCCAAAGAAGTCAATCCGACCGCATCACAGTCAGCCGCCAAGCCGAAACGATGGGCGGACGTTGGACTGCCGCCTACAAGCTTATTCACGCGCTCACTGCGAAAGCATGACGTAACAATGATTCCGCGGCCAACATAGGCGCGGATTTTCTCAAGCTGTTGCGCCGTGTAATAGATATTGTCCATTTCGGTAGATGATGGCTTGTTCTCAATACCGGCACGGCGTGCAGTTTCGCTGCGTGTCAATTCTTTTAAACTAAAGTGTTCAGTGATTTGCATTTTTACTTCTCCATTAAAAAAGGCCGTCTGATTTCAGACGACCTGTTGTTACTCTTTACTATCGATAAATTTGTCAGCCGTTTTCTTCGCCCACTTCTTCATCATTCCGGGGGCTAAGGTTTTGACGGTATCCATGGCGTGGCCTGTCAAAATGCCGACAAACGCGCCGGCAATAGCGCAAGTCCAAACCTGATTTACCATCAAAAACCGTTCCACTACCGCCGCCGCTGCCACTGCCGATACAACCGCCTCAAAAACACTCGAAACGATTTTGTCGTGGTCTTTGATACTCGACCACGCACTGCCGACAATGCCGCCCCCTATGGCAAACAGGTAGCCAAATTGGAAAAAATCCATTATTCCCCCTTTAGGCTATCTTTCAATTTTTCGCCCGAAAACAAGAATTTAAGTGAGTTGTTACCAGCCAAAAGGCATAGGAAAGACAGAATCGGCGGAATGACCATGCCTGTATGAGCAGGCGGAAACGCTCCCCAAAACGCCTGAGCCGTCAGATACCAAATAAACGCCGACACCAGCAACAGATAGCCTGAAAAGACGTTTCCGCGATACGTCTGCCAGTACATCGAGGCCAACTGTAACAAGCCGATACCGCCAAACACAGGGATCAGGATAGATTCGGGTATCGTCTTAAATTTGTAGTAAATCGGCCAGTCGTAAATATCGACAGGCGAAAACGCAAACACAGCGGCATAGCCAATCAGCGACAACCCACTGGCAAACTCGACCACGCGCGTCCCTGTACCAAAAAGCCACTTTTGAAAACGTACAGGCAGAAAACGCCACTCCAAAACATATTTAACCCATTTCAATGAGTTACTCATTTTTCCAATCTCCAAATAAAAAGGACTTTTTGACAAAATTATCAAAAAGTCCGTTTACAAAAAAAGCCGCCTGAACCATTCAGACGGCCTGACCGTTAAACAAATTTGAAATCACGTCTCATCCGTTTCAGAAGCTTTGCCAAATCCTTTTTGTGGATAAAGTCGCCGCCTGTTAAGTTGATGATAATCGTGCTGTCGTCGCCGCCTGATTGGCCTGCCATTTCGCGGATTGTTTGGGCGTGTTCAGCTGGTAAAACCATCTCATTCTCATGCAACTGAGTAAGTGGATTAATGCCTGCTGGAATATCCCAACCACCTGCCGCCGATGGAATCCGTGTTGTGGCCGTGGTCGTTTGAGAACCGCCGCCACCGCCCATCAAGCCCATTACCGCCGCCATAATCGCGGCCATTGCTGCGACTGCAAGAATCGGGCCGACATATGGAATAGAAGCCTGCGAAGCCGCCGCGCCCGATGCCGCCTGTGTTGCGTTGGCGGTAACGACAGATGTGGTCTCGGTCGCTTTTGTTGCCGCCGTCTTGGCCGCCGCCGCTGTTTCCAGCGTATCTTTAGTGCTGAAAATCATCTTGTAAATCGCCGATTCCTGAACCATGCGCTGCATCATGCCCATCAGCGGCTTTGTAACCATTTCTTGAATAAAGGTTTGCCCCATACTCTTGAAAAAGTTATTCATGGCCGTGCGGAAGTTTTGCGTACGAGTGAGCATAGCGGAAAATGCCTGCCCCATCTGCTGCTGCGCTTCTTGCCAAACGTTCTTGCCGCCGTCTTGAAGCATTTCCATGACGTTCGGTGCATCTTTCTGGCGTTGGCTTTCGCGTTTGCCCTCATTCTTCGCCTGTGTCCGTTCATGGCCTTGCCCAAGTTCCGCCATCTGCGCTTTAAGCTTATCAATGGCCGTCTGACTATAAGTCGGGTCTTGTTCAGCAAGTGCGATCCGTTCTTGCAATGCGTCATAGGCAATCTGATAGCGGCGGTTTTCAAACTCGATTTCCAAATCAAGGCGTTCGAGTTGCGAAATACGGCCTGCCGATAACGCTTGGTCGGCCGCGTCTTTCTCCATCTCAAGCTTATGCTTGTCCAGCTTCTCCCATTCAGCCACCTGATTCATTTTCGCTTCAGTTGACTGTTTCGATAACTGGTCTTCAAGCATCAGGATTTTTTCACGCAGTTTTAAGCCTGTTTTACTGCCAGCGTCCACTGTTGCCAGCTTTTCGCGCCAGTAAGCAGCCTCACGCGCTAAATCCCATTCTTGGTGCGTGAGCGTTTCGCGCTGCATTTCGCGGTGTGCAAGTTTTTGGGCTTTGATTTCCTCTTCCCATCCTTGCATTGGGTCTTGCGCCGCTCCTGAGCCGCCTGCATGACCTTTCCCGCCGCCTTTACGTCCGCTACCACCTTTACGGCCTGAGCCACCACCACCGCCACCGGCAGGCGCGCCGACAGATGGGTCGCCACCGTGCCGCCCATCGACATACCAATGACCACCACACGCAGACCCTGATCGGTCAGGCGGCGGTACCCCTGCTCGGCAGAAGCCAGCCACTGCTGGTACGTACTATCACGCAAATCTTGCCAACGGGTCGCGTGACCAGTCAGTACAGGCATCTCCACCGCATACCCGAGCTCCATAAAATGCTGCGCCACCGGGCGCATACTGTGCGGTGAACCCGTAAAGCCATGCACCAGCAAAATACCCACAG